GTTAAGTTGTTGTGATTGATTTCTTTATTTTTCTTCGATGCCATTATTTTTCTCTTTAATTCATAAAATTAAGGTGAGAGAGGGGAGCAGGGGGTGCTTCCCCCTCTCTAGGTGCATAAGCGGATTGACTTCTCAGCTTGCATAGACGCAGTGCGTCCCTTGCTGAAGTTTTATGTCTCGCTTGCACCATATTATTTATTTGCAAGAGTTGACCCCTTATTTGCTGAAAATCCATCTCTAGCAACTTTCTTTGCATGTTTTTCAATAACTCTGCGAGTTTTAATTTCTTTATGAGACATTGTATTACCACCCCATCTTTCTGACATGGGTGAGTTTGGGTGAGCTGCCGCAATACGCTGCATGTTCTCTTGAAAACCAGCATCTACTTTAGGTCCTACACCCATTAAATGGTCACCGGCAATTGCGACAGGCTGAATTCTTTGCTTGACTTGAGGGTTTTTTGTTAAAAACTTATCTCTTTCGGATATAGTTAGAAATTCATCCCACTCTATACCTGTAGTTTCGTTAAAAAATGTGTATGTCGGCATTATAAATTAAATTCTAATTGTTTGGGTTTTGAGTTTCTTAGTTCTGCAATCCGTTTTTTAAAAACGGTTGCCGAAAGTTCTGCAATCCGTTTATAGGAATTTTGCAATTGTTCTTGTAACTGCTGGATTTCAATTCTTAATAACATATTTTCACCTTCTAAATCCCCGTTGGAAGTATCTAGGAGTGGTTTGGTGCGTTCTTCTCTTGTGCGTCTTACTATGTAACTGGTTCGATCTTCTCTCATAGCAGCAATCTCCGTTAAATCACGGACCCTAGTTTGTAAAAAATGCACAGTTTTTTGCATTTCTGTAATATCTCGTTTTAATAAGCCTTCCATATCAATTTTGGTTGTTTTGGGACCTTCTTCACGCAGTTTTCTGCCCATAAAATCCCAATAACCCTCTCTTACCATATCATTACCCCCTTTTACTTATTTATATATTAATAGGATTCCTGTAATAACTCATTCTTTCCACCTATAAAAAATATGATCCTCTATCTCTATAGTTCTAATTTTAGTTTTTGCCCATGCAGGCGATATATAATCAGCATGATAAAAAGTAGCACCATCTGTTATGTCTAAAAATGGTATATCATTATTTATGATAACTTCGGCTAAACTTAAAAATTTATTGTAAGTAGTTTTATCCTTTGGCACATCACTTTTTCCATCACAATACCAAGAGAATTGGCAGCGATTTTTTATAGGATAATATTTACGTTCTTCTGGGGGTAAGGTTTTTATCTTTCGGGTTTTCCAGCTTTCTCTAGTTGGGCCCTGATAAACAACTCCACATATTGTGTTAGGAAATCTAGAATCACTAACCCTATTAAGAACCACAGCAGTAACCGCTACTAATCCTGCTATCCCTTGGTTTCTTGCCTCATAATACATATTTAACGCAAGACACTCAACTGACTTATCTATTTTTGTTGGTGGGCCGTTAATAACAGGAGATATCATCATAACCCCTGCTACAACTGTAGAAACAAAATCATTCATTAAAAATTATTACCCTGCAGCAGGCCCAGGAGCTTGAGGATACCTATCCCCTATAATCATATAATTTTCGTCCCAATCAAAGGCTTCCATCACAACATTTTTAGAGAGTCCTTTATATACTTGGTGGAGTCTTTTGTCTTTTGCTGCAACCAATACATGTGCTTCTTTTTCTTGTAGGCCCTCTAATATTTGAACAAACATCATTTCTCGTTTATTTTGAGAGATAGTGTTGTCGCCACCTTTTATAAATCGGTACAGTTGTCTCGCTTCCATCTGTAGGGTAGTATGTTCTGTACCCTCAGGCGCATCATTAGGTTCAAATGGAACACTACCTTCTGGAAGTAACCACTCAATGTTTGGATCAAATGAAGCCTTCACTACCATGCGAAGAGCATCAGTGTTCCATTCTTTTAGGTATGCAACCTTATCTTTCTTAGTTTTGATTTTACCAAGCTTCTCAAAAATCTCAGAAAAACTTGGGGTGTATGTATTAATCATCAGAAATCTCCTATCGATTCAGTGAGGTTTTTTAACCTCTTTTGTATAAAATAGTTAAACAGTTTACTACGATCACCATCTGGTGCTTTACGATATTCTTGTAGACACTCAAGAAAAAGTTCATTTGGTGATTGGGTTAGGTCAATCAATTTTTTGTTTCGTTGATAATTACGTTTGACCTCATCGTTTGGGAAAACACCTTCAATCAAAGTTGCTATTTTTTTCTTACTTAATGGTTTCTGTCGTAATCCATCTACAAAAGTATTATCTGGTGAGAACACATTAGGGATGCCGTCACTGCTGTCTCCCTTCATTACATGCTCGTTTAGATAATCATCAGGGTCAGTACCATTAATAAACTTTTTAGTAATTGGGCTGTATTGATATACATTACTAAATTTCTGTAATTGTATAAAATCCTTATCACCAGAGAGTATTAACGTTTTACCATTATCAAACTCAAGCTCAAAACACAATGCAGCGATTATATCATCAGCCTCTGCACCATAAACCTCAAGGTGTTTATAAGGAAAAACCTCTTTCAATTCATCCTTAATTACGTTAAGAACTTCAAAGATTGCATCCCAATCATGCTTTGATGTGTCTCTAGTTTTTTTACGACTATATTTATATTCGGGATAATAGTCCTTACGCCAATAATGTTTGGAATCATAACACAAAACAAGCTCACCATAATCTTCAACAAATCGTGTGCGATACATTCTCAGAGAATTTAAGATCATATGGCGAACCATACTCTCATCTGGTTTGGTTTGTTTGGTCATGTTCAGATGCATCATTACAGATGCAACTGATATTTGATTCATATCAACTAATATCATATTTTATCTCAAGCAGGCTTTGGGTCATCATCCATTTGTTCTTTAATTGCATCAATACATTCTTTCATAAAATCAACATTAATATCTGTTTCTATATTATTTTCATCATTAATATAAACCTCAACAAAAGTTTCTACAAAACCATGTGTGTGGTGGGGTAAACCCATATCTCTATATATAACACCATTAACAAATTCAATTATGATTGCAGTATCACGAACAAAACTTTTTTCGGATATATCAATGCCATGTTCACTCATGGAATGTATCATTTGAACAATTAAATTTTGTGTAAACTCTTCAGCATGTCGCATAAGCCACTCTGTTTTAAGTCGCTGTGTTTCTGGCGATTTGCCTTCTTCCTCTAAATTAACAATTGAATCCGGCCACGGACCTTCAATAACATTATTATCTTCTGACATCTGGTTCAATAACCCTCTTCTCTCATTCTTTTTTCTAATGTCCGTTTTTGTCGGCGTTTAGCAGCCGCATTGGCCCTTCTGCGTTTTGCTCCACGGGTCATATAATATTCACGTTCTCTAAGTTCGTTGAATAATCCCTCTTCCGTCAGTTTCTTTTTTAAAACTTTGAGTGCTTTGTCAACGTTATTATTACGAACTGTAACTCCTGTGAATTTAAAATGTTCACTCATTCATCAACTCCAAACTTATATTCTTCATCATCATTTTCTTGTCGTGCAGCCAGAATATCTTCATCAGTTGCATTTAAACTTTTAAAATATTCATCAAGAGCAAGTTTTGTTTCTTCTTGTGTTAAAAAAGGCCCAAAGGCCCATGATTCTGTTTCATCCCAAAACCAATACCCTGTTTGGTCAAGAGATAGGTGATTACCTAAGTGAGTAATATCATCTTGAAATTCCTCACCAGTTGTCCAACGTGGTTCAATCGCCATTTTCATTTCCTTTCTGGTGGAGGCAGAGGGAATCGAACCCACGACCTATAGCTTGCAAAGCTATTGCTCTCCCTACTGAGCTATACCCCCTGATAAATCTATTGTACCATTAATATTACACTACCAACAACAAGATTTGCTACAACAATACCACCAAGTATAGTCAAAAATATCATCCGTTTAACTCCTTTAAAATCCATTCGCCGTTAATTTTACAAGCCGTGCCGGTAACTCTCTTTTGAGTGTTCTCAACTGTTTGAACATTCTCAAAAGTTCTACAATTACCATTTGTCGAAGTTGGCGCTGCAGCGACAGCCACACGTTTATTTGGATTTGTATATACACTATACGCACCATCAGGGTTATTATTAAGTGCATTTCTAAGATTAATGGTTGCATAAATTTCATCAACCTTATCCATAGCATCACCAATACTATAACCTAAAACCATCCCACCAAGAGCTCCGGCTGCGGTGA